GTGGAAGAGCTTACACAAGAGCAATTGACCGAATTAACCCCGCAACCCGAAGAAGTGCCATGAGCATCGAAGAAGTAAGGAACGAGAGGGGCGTAAAGCTCACCATGAGTGAGTTGATTGCGGGGATTGGGCTCCTCATTGCCGTATTGGCCGCACTCAATGGATGGATTGTCCTCCCCGAACAAGTAAGAGCGGTGCAAAACAATGACGCCAAGCAGGATGCCCGTATTGAGCTTATTCAAAAGGAGGCCGTTGTCCGCAATGAAACCCTTGCTCGCATCGATGAGCGTACCAAAAGAATCGAAGATTACTTGCAATCCAAGGGGTTCTAGTTTAGCTTTATAACCAATGAAATCACTACTCGCAAAAATCTGGGGGATCACCTCCTCCGTCTTTAACTTCTATCTTCCTATCCTCAAGGAGATCGCCTCTTCTTCTGTTGCGGCGTTGCTCCCCATTGCCTTGGAAATCGTCCAGTCCTTGGCCGAAACCAAAAAGACCGGATCTGAAAAGCGTGAGTTGGCAGTCAAGAGGTTGACCTCCGAAGCAAAGAAGCTGGGCTTTTCCGCCTCCGAGTCCCTTATCCGCTTCACTGTCGAGTCCGCTGTCCAACGCACCAAAATCGAATCCCAATGAAAGACCGTATCCTAGCCTTTCTAGTTAGCAAGTTGGGTGGGGTAATGACCCCAGTCATCGCCGTTGTTGTTGGTGCTGCTATCGCCCAACTCGCCATGGTGGACCCCAAGCTGGCCGAGTCCGTGGATCAGGTTAGTCTTACGGGGTTCTTGGTTGCCCTCATCCTTTCTTTGGTCAACTACTTCACCAACAAGGTAAACGTCAGTGGGATCAAGAAGATCCAAGCCTTGGTCAATACCGATGTTGATGGGGTTGCGGGGCCTTTGACCTACACTGAGGTTCGCCGTGCCGTTACTATTAAGAAGCCAGTACGCCGTAAAAGCAAGTGAGACTTTCCCATGAACTACTCAAAGCCATCCTCGTCCAAACCCCGCCTGAAGAAGATCGCAGAAATTTCTTTGTACGCCTCCTTGCCTCCCTCAAATTCGGGGTCAAGCTATCCTACAAAAAAGGAAAGGTTGCCAGACTCTTCCGAATCGGAGGTGGAGCGGATTTTTAGGAACTGGGACATTGGAAAACGAGTTCGTCGCTATTGGTAGCTGCCCAAATGTGGCAATGGATCTCAAATCTTTTCGCAAGGAGATCAAGCAATGGCCAAGTGCCACCCTTGCCGAGTACTTCGTCGCCCTCCAGCGAGAACTCAAAACCCGAGTCATCCAGCAGGATAATCTATCCAGAAGTGAGGTTCGCAACCCCGAACAAAAGCCAAAGGAAGATAAGACCAGAGGCCATCGTCCTCCACCACAGCGGAGGAAGCTACAACGGCGGGGTAAGCTGGATTCGCAACCCCGAAAGTAAGGTCTCCTACCATTGCCTGATTGCCCGAGACGGAAGAAGGGCGGTCTTTGGGGAAGACACTGACAGGACATGGCATGCCGGAATAAGCAAGTGGAAGGGGCGGAGTGACCTCAATAGCTGGTCTATCGGGGTAAGCTGGGAAGGGGACACCTACACTTATCCCTTGGGTGATGCCGCCATTGAGTCTGCCTTGGACTACATCGTGCCCCGCATGAAGAAGTGGGGTATTCCGGTCTCTATGGTTCTGGACCACCGCATGGTGAGCGGACCCCGAAAGAATGATATTGCACCAATCCAGTATGGAGTGTTTATTGAGAGACTCATAAAGAGACTTAAAGACGATGAAAAAGAAGAAGGAAAGTAAAAGGCCCAAACGCCCCCTTAATGATACCTGCATCTACTGTGGGGAAAAAGAATTTGAACATATCCACGTTTCGCATGTCGGAGTTATTCGGATATGCAAAGAATGCAAGGAACAGCAATAGGATGGCCGCTCACTCTCCAGAGATGCAGAAGGTGCTGGACCGTCTGGCTAGGGAGCTTGTTGAGTACTTTGAATCCGGCATGGTTGTCGCTACCTTTCAGGATGGGTCCACTACCAAGAATGCCTTTGTCAAATTCGGTAACGAATACGCAGTCGAGGGAATTGTTGCCAACATCCACGATATCCTCTACGGTCAAGAGAGCGAGGATGACGATGATGACTTGGATGACGGAGACCTTAAAAAAGTAATCAAAGATGGCTAATGGAACCCTCTCCTTTCAACTGCCCGAAGAGCAGCCGGAATTTGACTTGGCTTGTAAAGCAGGGGATATTCTTTTTGTTCTTAACGGGTTTGCTAATCATCTTCGTTCTCATATTCGCCATTCTACTGATTCCGATTGGGATACAGCTACTGTGGAAAAGCTTTACGAACTTCTTAATCAAATGAAGACAGAGTACTGTCTCCACTTTGAATAAAACCAACACAACAACCATGACCATATACCTGTGCGGTCCCATGACTGGGATCGAAGACCTCAACCACCCCGCCTTCTTCAAGGCTGAAACCCATTTAATGGCTATGATGTACGATGTGATCAATCCGGCCAGAATGGACGAGGAACTGGGCTTAGACCCCCACCAAGGGGTGATGGACCCCGAATTCCTTAAAAAGGCCGCACAGCGTGATCTGGAGGCCGTAATAGCCTCTGATGGAATCGCTTTGCTTCCCGATTGGGAGAAGTCCAAGGGAGCCAAGGCAGAACTGGCAGTAGCCCAGTGGTTGGGCAAGAAGGTTTACCTCTATCCGGCTATGGTGGAGTATGGCAAGGAGTCGATCTTGGACACGGCCAAACGCCTGACCTCCAGCGACAGGCAGAAGGACTACGGCCATCCCAAGGACAACTTCAAGCGGATTGCCGATCTCTGGAATGCCTACCTGATCAACCGCAAAAATCCCGAAACAGAAATATCCACTGAGGATGTGGCGTGGATGATGGTCTTGCTTAAAATAGCGCGAGACCTAAACAAGCCAACCTTAGACAACCTAGTTGATAGTGTGGGGTATATCCGTACCCTCGCCATGGTTAGAAACATTGAATAACCCTATGAAGAACCCGCAACAACCCAACAAACGAAGGCTTTTCTTCGACATCGAAACCTCACCTAACGTGGTGCTGGCTTGGCGCACAGGCTTCAAGCTCTCCATTCCCCATGACAACATACTGGAGGAGAGGGCCATTATCTGCATCTGCTACAAGTGGGAGGGCGACGAGGAGGTCCATAGCCTTACTTGGGATCGGAAGCAGTGTGACAAGAAGATGCTTCGGGATTTTAGTGGGGTGCTTAATTCCGCCGACGAAGCTATTGGGCACAACGGAGATCGCTTCGATCTGAAGTGGATCAAGACAAGGTGCCTCTACCACCGAATCCCGATGTATCCCAACTACACAACGCTGGACACCCTGAAGGTTGCCCGTAACCAATTCCTCTTTAACAGCAATAAGCTGGATTACATCGCCAAGTTCTTGGGCTTTGGGGGTAAGATGGACACCGGAGGATTTGGATTGTGGAAGGCCATCGTCCTAGACAAGTGCAGGGAGAGCCTCCAGAAGATGGTGGACTACTGCAAAATGGATGTGATCCTACTGGAGAGGGTGTACCAAGAACTCCGCACCTACGCCCCCCACAAGTTCAACTACGCAACGGCCTACGGTGGTGAAGCCCATGACTGCCCCAACTGCGAGTCCCTTAACGTCCATGTCAGCAAGACCAAGACAACCGCTGGCGGTGTACTCAAGAAGCAGATGCAGTGCAAGGACTGCGGAACCTACTACACCATCAGCAATCGGGGCTACGAGAAGTACTTAGCCGAGAAGGGTTAAAGCTTACCACTTGCCGATAGGGCATTTCTCGGTGGCCATACGGATCTTTGCCCAAGTAGAGCATCCGCATTTCGTACAGCGGCCAGTTCCTCCAAATCCCTTGGAGTTCCAAAATTCACACTTACCACAGGTTTCTATTCTTGTTTTCAATGTTTCTTTACTAACGTGCTGAAATCCCCTGCTTGCCCAAAGCGCGGCAGACCTTGCTGCTGACTCAATCATACCGCTCATTGTTGGAGGTGTTTCCTCCTCAAAAACTGAAGGCGGCGGAGGAGCAAATGAATCCTCACAAAAAAAATGTTTCCACCTACCCTTTGGACAAGCGGAACATGCATCATCTTTGTTGACGCCACACTGACAGTCCTTGCAAAGTCTTTGTCTCCGTAGAAGAACGGGTTCAGGAATGTGGGCAATTCTTTCCACTTTAATGGTATTTAACATGCGGGATACCCGTCTATTGCACATTCGTTTGGTCCACTTCTTTCTGAAGGCCAAAGCGGCTCGTATCCATTAATTATAGAATACTTCATTTCAAACAAACCGCTTACGCCAGTAGCGACCTCTGCTGTTCTGATGTCAAAAGCCCAGTTAACATTGCCTTCAATAATATTCTCTTCGTCAAAATATGTTTTGGTTTCATCCGCGAAACATGGATTGCCACTTCCGTTCCACTCGTAAGTAAATCCAATTGCTGCCTCCTTTTGACTTTCAAGCTTGGTTATTTTTTCCGACAGTTCATCAGACACCAATTGACTCGCTGCAATCTCTTCTTCTGTTGCCCCACTATCTATAAGGTTAGTGGTGTTTAATTCGCTTGTCGCAAGCTCATTGGTGGCTGTGTCGATTTCTTCTTGTATGTCTTCGGCATCTTTGGGATCTCCGTCTATTTCAAACGGGCCATCACAGGGGCCTCTTGGAACGCCTGCTTCCGGTCCATCGATCTCTGGCGGATCTCTTGGCACAATTTTCCAATTTTGTATACGAGCCCTTACCCAAACTTTGAGATAACAACTAGCAGTTGGAGCGTGATTAATTTTTTCTAAAATTGTTTTTGATTGTTGTTTCGTGTTTCCTATGCGCGAAATATATTCTAAAGTTTCCACAGCACTTGTTTCACTGCTATAACCAAGGCCGTCTGGATCAAATAATTTATACTGGCAATCTGTTATAAGATTAGAATATTCCCAAGTAACTTTGTGTGTTGCACCCAAAAAACCCAGACAATCTCCTTCCTCTGGGCCAACGCTATCGACAGATATACAATCTCCAGATTCATTATCCAAAGTCCTTGTTATGATTCTGTCGCAAACCCAATTTTCGTAGCTAATGCATCCCCCTTCAAAATCGGGGAATCGAAGCATGCTATAGTCATCTATTCTTCTTTCTGTGGTATAGTATTTGCATGCATCACGCACTCCACCAGATACTGTGGATGCTGGAACGGTGTAGGGGCAATCTCCATCGACAGATTCTGCTGGTGACGCCCCATCAATTACACCAAAACCACATTTATTGTCACATTCATAAAGATAGAATTTTCCCAAAAAAGTCGGCGGTGAAATACTTGGAATCTGACAACATAAAGTTCCACCTTGGTTGCAGGGTCTGAATACCTCCATAATGGTAATTTATCTTACAAACGATACGGAAAAAAATGGTGCTGTGGCGACGAACCAATTGCGACAAATGTTGACGTTAAGAGATCCGCATCCGTAGTTGGTTATGGTTGGAACTCCATCTGTATATGAATAGTTACCAAGAGTGTAGTAGAATGATGTGTCGGTATCATTAGGCGTTGTTCCTCCGCCAGTTACTGCAACTGATACAATATCTCCCGTGGTCCCATTAATGTTTACCTCCGCCCAAACATTCCCAGAACCGCCCCCAGCTATGCTTTTTCCCTCCGCTGGGTCAAATCCCGAAGGAAGATCCCCCGCTACAGTTCCAGCACCAATCCATACTTGGGTTGTCGCACTAACACCTGATCCGACAACCTTGGTATAAAGAGCGAGACCAACACAGCTATCCACTCCGCCTCCGCGATCAATCTGAGTAAGGTCAGCAATTGGTTCTCTTGCACGTTGAAATGTTTCGTTTTTCTGTTGATTAAATTGCTGTGGAACGAACTCCGCAATCCCGCCAGAAAGTGATGCCCCGTTAATTATTGGAGCTATTGTTCTCCCGCGAACTCCACCCCCGTCTCTTTCCCAAGATGGCGTGGTTTCTATGATTTGCTTTATTGTTTGCTCGTAATTCATTACGGATGGAACGCCGTGTAAACTTCCTGAATCCAAATACCAAATCTCCACTTCTCTACCTTAACGGCGGCTATATGACTGTATCCACTGACAAGCGAAGATCCTGCTGGAAAGCTTGACCCAAGCTTTAGTTGGGCTGTGGCAGTGGCGGTTGCCTGTGCAACTGTTACGGGATACGCTCCAGCGGGAACGGTTCCAGAGCTTGCTGTAAACGGACCTGAATTCGTGGTCGGGGCAGTCGCATTAGCAAGTGTTGGGGTGCTGTGACAAAATGGACCGAATTGAACGCTGTTTGCAAAGTTGTTAACATCTTCACCAAAACCACCACTACTTCCGCTTACTGTAGCTCCAAAGCCCCCAATAGATGATTTGCTGTTTAAGGATACACCCTTACCCTTGATTGTTACCGTTCCATAAACGGGCTGAAAAAGCGTTGCCACCGGAATGTTTGTCGGCGGGGTTCTGTAGTATGTTCTTGTTACCCGTGCCCTAACGCTACCCCGATGCCCTCTGCGTATCTTTGTATAGACAGCACCAACCACACTCGCTGATGCGTTGGCGTTTGCTTGTGCTGTCCAGTTGTAATCATTGGCCTTGATTCCCGCAATGTCTAAACCATTAGACGATCCCGCTCCACCACCAACTGAAGAATCCCATTCAATCCCAATTTCTTCCAAGACATCTGGATAGCTTACATCAATTGAAGACTCAAATGTTTCAACATCTGGTATTTCGTTAACGGATGTAATTATCTGAATTGAGTTGTATGCGTCTATTGGCGTTATTTCCGCAATCTGATTGGCGGTTGTGTTAGGTAGGGAGGTTCCGGCAGCAACCAAGGTTTTGGTGGTGGTTAGAATCACGCCAGTTTCAGCGTCTTTTTTCTTTTCCGTTAGGGCGATTGGACTTGTTACCTCCACTTTCTCGCCAAGAAACTTATCTCCGCCTAGCGGGGTTTTCCTGTTTGAGAGTATTTTGTATCCTACCGCAATGGTTCCATCTTCGTTGTATGTTTCGGTTACCGTTTCCTTGCCCCATTGTCCCGTCTGTTCTCCAGTTAGTACTCCATTGGGGGTTTCGTTTCTTCGTGTAACACTTACCCTTTTAACAAATTCTGTTTGTTGTTGTTCCGATTTTGAAATTTCGTCACTGTTTAATGTTGGTGTTGCGGCCTGACCCTCTGTTGTTTCTTGTTCTGAAAATGTCGGAAGCTCTACTCTGAATTTTTGAGGAGCGGGATCTGGGCGTTCAATGGAAAATGAGCCTGCCGGAAATACCCTTGGAATATCAACAACCCGCTCAGTGACGGACTCGGCATCTTCTCGGTTAACCTCAACCGTTTTGGTTGCTGTCGGATCAGGAGGGGTGTAGTTGTCCGATCCCTTGCGCTGGGTCGTTACAGTGGTTAGCTGTGATTCATTGTTAGTGGCAAAGCCAACAAGCTGGGGTCCGTCAACGCTATAGGTCTGAACAACCTTGAAAGAAAGGTACTCGTTGTATGCCTCGTAGGAGGTTTGGGTAATAACCCCGTTGTTGTTTTCTAGAGTGGCAACCTCATCACCAGTTGTGGATATTAGTTGACGGCGTTCTTGGACGGCCCCGCGAGAGGGGTCATAGAAATCCCGATCCTTAATGGGGAACGGAGAGTCAAGATCAGGGTCGGTAGACCCCGCATTCCAAGTCTCCTCAAGCTCGCTAGAGACAATAGCACTCCCCTCACGGGCATCGTAGGAGACCTTCTTGTCCCGCTCTAGGCTTGCCTCTTGTCCACTATTAATAACAAACCTGCGCCTTCCCTGAACAGGGCCAAGGTCATCATCGTATCGCGTAAACGGAACCCAAGGAGAGGGGAGGATCTCCCATGTGTGGCGTACTCGTTCGTCCCCAGAAATGGGCTGGGCCCCTGTAAAAACATGGTTGGGATAACGCTTGTCTGGGCATGCCGAAAGGTCTTCGGGAACTCGGTATCCCGCCACACGGGGATCAAGAACCTGCGCCAATATCGGAAAAGAACGATCATTAGCGGAGTATCCAATTACATAAAATCTCGATAACGGTGGTTGTTCTGCCATATAAAAAAGAGAATTTACTTCATAAAATCGCTATGAGCAAGATTGTTTTTCTTGTTGAACCATCGCAAAACATATAGTATACATAACCAATGACCACAATACCAAAAGATCGATACAAACAAGGACATGTCCGCGACTCGGACGGCAGAATTTTTTATAAGTATCAAAAAAGGAAAATGGCCGATGGGTCTATTAAGATTTATGAAAAATGGCTGTCTCCAGTTGCTTTTGAAAAGCAAAAACAAACACAGCAAATACTAAGGCTTGACCCAGAAAATAGACAAAAAAATAAAGATCGATGCAAAAAACATTATTACCAAAATCGTGAAGAAATATCCAAGAAATACAAACTTTGGCGCAAAAATCCCGAAAATAGAAAAAAAGAAAAAGCTAGAAGTGTTGAGTATTATCAAAAAAACAAAGAAACAATAAACGCAAAGAATAGAGAGTATTACTATCGGAATTGGAAAAAACTTAGAGAATGCGTTAAAAAGCGCGACAAGGAAAGGCGACTGTCAGATCCTGAATACGCATTACGGGGTAAGCTTCGTGCCAGAATTCGTATAGCTATTAAAAAAACGGGATCAGAAAAATCAACAGGAACAAAAGAACTTATTGGTTGCTCATACGCATTTCTTCGCAAGCATCTTGAAAGCTGTTTTCGCGATGGAATGGCTTGGGACAGACCCAACAGCTTTCACATAGACCACATTCGTCCTTTATCATCTTTTGATCTCACTGACCCAGAACAACTAAAAGCCGCTTGTCACTGGACAAATTTACAGCCGTTAACCCCCAAAGAAAACTGGAGAAAGGGCGCAAGTTTCCGCTTGCAAGATTGAACAAAGCTGATAGTTTGTGGTCTGAGGTTATGTCCTCATATGTTGTGTGTGTGGTTCCAGTCGGGGGTGGGTTAGTGGTTTTTCCTGCCCCCGACTTTTTCTTGAAAAGATTTTGAACGATTTGACAATTGGACTGTCGAAGTTTATTCACAACTAATACATCCCATGTCATTCCAAAATCCAAATCAGCGAGAAAAAGACCCAATCATCAACCACTCCTCCCTCGTCAAGAGCGGACCCAAGTTGCTGACGATAGCAACCACCCCGAAGACCATCACCCGCAAGGCGGATCAAAAACGCTTTCATATGATAAGCCTTGACGTTGATGGGGTTATGCATACCTATTTCATTCCGAACAAGGAGATCGAAGAGAATCTCAAGCAGTATGTCGGCAAGACGGTGGTGGTTATTGCTTCCGGCAACGACAAGCAAGGGACCGCTACGATGGAAATCCAAGCCGCGATGGTTAAGGCTTCTTCCTTGGACAAGCCTGTGGTCGCCCACAAGCCCACTGCGGAGCCCATCAAGAATCCCGAACCCAAGGACCGCGAAGCCAAAGCCTTCCTCTGTCAGGCAGCAAACCTGATGCGTCTTTGTGTCAAGAAGGCCAACGACATTGCTGTCGAGCTAGACCTTCCTAATGAGCATCGTCAGGGCATTGCTGGATCGATGTTTATTCAGGCGGATAGGGCAGGATACACCTTTAAAATGCCTCTTCAGCCATATACACCAGAAGAACTGGGATGGGGGGCAAGCAAGGCTGATTCTCTGACAACCCCGCAACCAGAGGGGGATAATGATTAGCTCCTATGGAAAGGGCATTGAGATTCTGCCGCATGATAAGGGAACATTTCTTATCCAGTCACGCACCAACCGAGAAGACTTCCACCTCGTCGACCTCAACGAAGACCCCGTTACCTGCACTTGTCCAAGCTATCAATTCCGCAAGGAGTGCTTCCACATCCGATACATCTGTAAACTCTTGGGCGTCAAAACGCCGAAGTCAACAAACAACAACCAACTAGAAAAAGCAGCAGCATGAAGAAGAAAACTAAAGCTCAAAAGAAAATTGGAACCGTTATGCGGGAATTTTCCAAGGGAAAACTCAAAAGCAGTTCGGGCCAGAAGGTGACAAAACCAGCCCAAGCGAAGGCTATTGCCATGTCGGAAAGTGGCATGAGCAAAAAGAAGAAGGGTAAATAATCCTTTGGCGGGGTGGCCGAAAACGGCAGATCTTACATCTAACCGTCAGGTTCAGCCAAATATGGGATCGCCCAGCCCCGCTATCTTTCTTTGAACGAATCAACCACACACCTGTCAAAACACACATGAGCAACACACCCGAAACAAACGCGCTTTTGAAGCAAAGTAAGATTAAGGGCAGAAACCCCGATCCTTGGAAGCTCTGTCGAAAGCTGGAATGTGAGTGTGATGAATTACGGGAGCAACTTTATATCGCAGTAGAGATGCTTTCAACACACCCTAAATTTGAAAACAAACACCCAGAAGAAGTTTGGGAAATCGTGAAGGAGGCCGCGAAATGAGCGATATACTTAGAAACTACGAGAGTGATACGCCCGAAACCTGCGAAGCCGTCGAACGATGGCAGCAAGGGAAGATTAACATTTTCGATGAGATGGCGCGGCTGGAGCGCGAGCGCAACGAGGCGCGGGAGGCTTTGCAACAACTAACCAACCACAAATTAGTAGAAGATTAGTAGTTACAAAAACAGCGTCAAATTTATAACAATATATGTCTAGAATCACTAACATCTACAACCTACCCCAGCCCTTCGTAGACCTCGTTAGCGGGGATACCTACAGCAAGGGAGAGTCAGACATCACCACTACGGGGTTGGCTCAACCTCCCAAGATTGCCGAACTCGCCAGACGCCATGCTGGTGAGATCACGATGGATGCATCCGAGAAGGTGTGGACCATGATGGGTACGGCCAACCACTACGTCTTGGAACAGATCGCCCTCCGAAATCCCGAAAGATACGTTACCGAGCAACGCTTCTATTTGGATATCGACGGGGTCAAGCTGGGTGGACAAATTGACTTATTTGACCGCGAGACCGAAACCCTATGGGACTACAAGGTCTCCAGCGTCTACAAGGCCATGAGCGATGACAAGCTGGAGTGGGCCAAGCAAGCCAACGTCAACAAGCTCTTGTGTGAACACAACGGATTCCACCCCAAGAAACTGGCCATCCTTCTGGTGATGAAAGACTGGAAGCGCAAGGAAGCGGAATTCAAGGCCGACTATCCCAAGTGCGCCATTCAAGAAATCCCCCTACCTATTTGGAGGGAGGAGGAAACTTTGGCCTACATAAAATCCCGAATCAACTTGCACAACTCAGCAAAGTTGATAGAAGAAGAGGATGCCATCCCTGTATGCACAGAAGAAGAGCGTTGGGCTAGACCCACAACGTGGGCGGTCCTCAAGGAAAAAGGAGCGAAACGTGCCGTTAATGGAGGGATCTACGAACTTGAATCTGAAGCTATCGCTCACGCCAAGCGAATCGGTGGTGCAATTGAAAAACGGG